CGTCTTGGAGAAGAAAAAGCTGATGGAGAATACCATTATTGTCTTTTTGAGTGATAACGGAATGCCATTCCCCCGTTGTAAGGGTTCTTTATATGATTCAGGCATACAGACTCCTCTGGTGTTTATGTGGAGGGGTATGATCCCTGAGAATAAGGTGCATTCTAATGGGTTGGTCAGCACGGTGGATTTGGCGGCTACGTTGTTGGATTTTGCTGGAGTACGGATGGATGAGTGCGTTTATAGTAAGAGCTTTCGCAAGCTGTTGTTTGATCCGTCATTGAGGGGACGTGATTATATCTTCTCGGAGCGGAATTGGCATGACACGGACGAGTATATTCGTTGTATCCGCACGGAGAATATCAAACTGATTTATAATGCGTATTACGATATTCCGCATGGTACGGCAATGGATTTAAGCTCTAGTTTAAGCTGGTTTGAGTTGAAACAAAATCAGCGAAATGGGACTTTGAAACCTGAACAGTCTCAGATATTCGTAGCTCCAAGGGCTATGGTCGAGATCTATGATTTAAAGAAAGATCCCAATGAGTTGGAGAATGTGGCCGATCGTCTCCCTTATGCGGTAGACTGTAAGAAGTTGGCGAAACTACTTGTGGAATGGCAGAAAGAGACAAAGGATCATCCTTGGTGGAAGCGGCGTAGACCAGATCAGAATGACAGGATGACAGGATTCCCTATATTTCCTAGATCTGAGACGTTTTGGGCTGATTAATACCTTTGAATGGGTTGTGTGAAAGAGAGCTTTGTCTGTTTTAATAGAAAGGGGTATGCCGAAAAGCATACTCCTTTTTATGAGGGATTATTATGGTAAGCATCCGATAAGGTATACATTGTAAATTCATAAAACGACAAGCTCTTCTTGTCAGCGAATATAAAGTTGATAGGAAGAGTTTGCCATTCTAGTGTATCTTTGAAACAAAATTCATGTTGGTGAATTTTAATAAAAAATGTCACTTAAAAATGAAAATATGAGCAAAACATAGAGAATGTACTGACCATCAATGGTGTTTGGCATAAAGTGGCTTCAAGTGGCATAAGTAGTGAAGACATGGTCTGAGCAGAATATAGAAGTTGTTATGCTTCCAAACCATTACCTCGTATCAAATGCACTTTTAACACTAACTTCCTATTTTTCTGCGTTCTGCGTAGGTTTGCGTTCTGCCCTTATGACTCTCATGATTTAATTTTGCACCAAACAAAAAGCAAGGATTATGAGAAGTACATTTAAGACTGTCTTCTATGTAAATGGAAGCAAAGAGAAGAGTGGAATTGTCCCTATCATGGGACGGGTTACCATCAATGGGACGATTGCTCAGTTCAGTTGTAAACAGAGTATATCCAAGGAGTTATGGGATGCCAAAGCTAATCGGGCTAAAGGTAAGAGCCGTAAGTCTATGGATGTTAATCATGCGCTTGATAATATCAAGGCGCAGATAGCAAAGCATTACCAGCGGCTTTCTGACCGGGAGGCATTTGTAACTGCCGAAATGGTACGCAATGCCTATCAAGGTATCGGCACAGAGTATGAAACGGTGTTACGTGCCTTTGATAAGATGAATGCGGATTTTGCCAAACGTGTTGGGAAAGACCGTTCGGAGCGTACATACCGTAAATATCTTACCGTAAGGAAATATGTCGCCGAATTTATGAAAAACCATTATAAGCGTTCGGATATGGGGATGAATGAACTGACGGAAGAGTTTATCCATGATTATTGTCTGTATCTACGTAACGAGGTCGGACTTGCCCAATCTTCCGTATGGATATATTCCATACCATTGAAGCATATCGTAACTTCCGCTCATTACCACGGGAAGATACCGAGAAATCCATTTGCACAATATCATGTGAATCCTGACCATAAGGAACGTGGCTTCTTGACAGAGAACGAAATCAAAGCCATGAGTACAATCGAATTGGAAAATGCCAATTTCGCTATTGCAAGGGACATTTTTATTTTCGGATGCTGGACGGGTATATCATTCGTGGACATCAAAAATCTCACCACAGACAATATCGTGGAACTGAATGGCTCACGTTGGATTGTATCCAAAAGGCAGAAAACAGGTGTGCCGTTTCAAATCAAGCTGATGGACATTCCCGCTCAAATAATTGAGCGAAATAAGCCATTCAGAAATGGTAAGAATTTGTTCAACATAAATTCTTACGACATGGTAAATAGGCGCATCAAGACTGTGGCAAAAATGTGTGGAATAGAAAAGAACATTTCATTTCACCTGAGCCGGCATTCCTTCGCTGTTTTAGCCCTTAATTATGGTATGCCAATAGAAAGTGTCAGCAAAATACTCGGACATACAAATATCACTACTACGCAGATTTATGCAAAAGTGACCAACACGAAACTTGAAAACGACATTTCTGCTTTTGAAGATAAGGTTAGCGGACATTTCACCATATAAAGAATGGCTTATGAAAAGAAGTATTATAACAATGAGTGAATCCGGCAATATCATAATGCCGGACAATGTCACAGACATTTGGATGAGCGAACAGGAACTTGGCGATTTATTCGGAGTAATTGCCCCCACATTCCGAGCTTCCATCAGAGCCATATATAAAAGTAGAGCATTGAAAGAATACGAGGTTCAGAAGTATATCAGATTGGAAAACGGCTATCATGCAAATGTATTCAGTCTCACGATGATAGTTGCGCTTGCTTTCCGTATCAATAGTTTCGGTGCGGAACAAATGCGCAATGCCATTCTTAAAAGGATGTACTTGCGAAAAGAGAAAACAACCTTCTTCTTTTCGCTGGGCAGTAACGGGACAAAGGCTTCTAATTATCAGGCATAAAATCCAATAATGTGACGACATGAAATCATGAAACCGACAAATCTTTATCTGTCAATTGATTGCTGATAAAACACTCAGTTGGTAAAACGTATTAGTATTCAGTTGAACTAACGTATTGCTGTTTTACCAATAATACGTATTACCAACAAAAGCCCGAAGAAGCAGACCTGTAACGGATGCTTTTTCGGGTTTGCTTTATATGCTCTTTACCTGCTTCCTGTGCAATTCGCAGCAAGTTTTTCATTCCGTGTAAATTTTGCGCCGTTCTGCTGTGATTTGCTTATCAGGCTTTCGCGTGACTTGCCGTAGCTTTGCACTTGATTAACTATTAACGATTTAAGCGAAATGTAAATGACAAAAACAAAGAACGAAAAGGAGGAGTTTATCCGAGTGGGTACAACCCTCTACAAGTTAGTGAACCAGCCCCGTCTGAACGGTGGCTATGTGAGGAAACGCATTGTGTGGAACAACGAGACACTACGGCAGGACTATGGCAAGGACTATCTCGCCACCGTGCCGAAGTATGACGGTTTCTGTACAGTCCCAAACCATGTGGATTATCGTCCCGTGGTGGACAAGTTTCTCAACCTCTATGAGCCGATAGAGCATTGTCCACAGCAAGGCGAGTTTCCCTGCATCCAATCATTGGTTCGCCACATTTTCGGGGAGCAATACGAGTTAGGAATGGACTATCTGCAACTGCTCTACCTGCAACCCGTACAAAAACTGCCCATCCTGCTGTTGGTATCAGAAGAACGCAATACGGGCAAGAGCACGTTCCTGAACTTTCTGAAAGCCCTCTTTCAGAACAATGTCACGTTCAACACCAACGAGGACTTCCGCAGCCAGTTCAATTCCGATTGGGCAGGAAAACTCCTTATCGTGGTGGATGAAGTGCTGCTCAACCGCAGGGAGGACAGCGAGCGGTTGAAGAACCTCAGTACAACTCTATCCTATAAAGTGGAAGCCAAAGGCAAAGACCGTGACGAGATAGCGTTCTTTGCCAAGTTTGTGCTGTGCTCCAACAACGAGTATCTGCCCGTAATCATAGATGCAGGAGAAACACGCTATTGGGTACGCAAGATAGA